AATCCCCTGCGCGTGGTCATGACTCGATCGCTCGATTTACCACCCTCCGCTCATCTTTGAGTTGTGACTCGTTCATAGGTTAAGCAGGGGACGGGACCAGCCCGTCCGCACTGCGGGGAGGCGAGATCACCAACCACCCTGCACCAGCCTAGTCCTAAGCATTAAAAAGCCACCCCCCGTAGGAGGTGGCGCACAGGATCAGCAGTTACAGCGTAACGCCGAAGATGGCGGTCGGCTGAGCGGCCAGGCTGAAGCTGATCTCAGCAACGGTCACATCGTCAGGGGTCACCGAGACGCTGAAACCTTGCAGGTTCACCTTGCCTTGGAAGTAGCTCGACTGCGTGTCATCGACAGTGCTGCCGGCGCCGGCTACAGCGCTGACGTAGAGCTTCACTTCAGCGGTGGAGTCCTGCAGAATCGAGTTGGCCATCAAGCGATTAGCCAAACTGTTCTGATCAGCAGTGAACATCACGCTGAGTGTGCCTTCACCAGAGGCGTAGCCGCCAATGCTGGTACGGAACTTGGCGTACTTAGACGCAGCACCGACCGAGCAAGGGAGAGTGGTGGTCTCGATCGACTCCTTAGTCAAATCAAGCGACCACTCACGAACCTGGCAAACAGTATGGAAGCTGGCCAGGCGGATCTCGATGTGGTTGGCAGCGCTGTTCCCCGTTGAGTCCCCAGCGAGGGTGGTAGGAGCCCCAGAGTTCACGTCGCCGATCTCAATGTGAGTCGGGTCCGGCCTTGCGATCACCTTAACTTGTCCCCCAGCAGGCAAGTTTGCGTCGAGGGTGGCTGTTCCTTTCGCAGTGAAAAGAACAACGTCTCCGATGCGAAAATCGTGGCTAGCAGGAACTGTGACAAGGTTGCCAGCAGGAAGATCCGCCGCAACTAAGCAAAATTCAGTGCCAGCTGGCTTCAGTGTGATCAGTCCGTCAGAGCCCGAAAGGGCCGTCTGGCTACATGCGATAGGCACTTGTGCCTCCGTGAAAAACGACAGGAGGGGGCGTCACGAGAGGGGGCTCTCGCTGTCCTAATCCTACGAAGCCCGTGCATAGAAGGCACAGCTGATCACGTTGACGTGATGCGGGCGTGCGTCAGGAGCGATTGTTCGCGGCCCGTCCAGGTTCCGCACAACGGCTTCAGCGATGCCTGACGGGTGCGCAGTGCTGCGTCGGTTCAATGCCAGCCATCCCTGCACCACGCTCAGGCAGATGTCCTCGCCGGGCTTGCTGCCCTGCTTCTTCGGTGTGTAGACGTTGCACTGCAGAGTCCCGCGCAGATCCTCCAGTCCCTCGCAACCGATTACGTCCTGCACCGTGCTGTCGAAGGTAAGGCTGACCAAGGCGTAGGACACGTTGGGACCTGGGGGCGTGTCTCCGAAGTTGTCGAAGAAGATCGCATCTGCAGCGATGCCAGCTGTGCGCAGCGCGTCATAGGTCGCCTTCTCGAACGCTCCGCGAATCGGCTGAAAGCTCATAGGTCGAACTCCTGCTTGACCTGTCTAGCTGCGTTGCGCTGGATCTTCGGAATGTTGCTATTGCGGAAGCTGGCGAACCAGTTGGTCGGCTTTGAGACCACGCGACCCTCGATCGCAATCGCCTGCGCGTAAGGCAACGAGTTCGAAAGAAAGTAGGTCTTGTCTCCACGAATGCGCAGACTCTTTGCGTCATCGTTCGGGCTGTTGGCTCCCTCCGGTGCCACGGCTCTGCTTGGGCTGCCTTCAGCAGCGAACCAACTGGATCTGAAGCGTCCAGTGTCGACAGGAGATACCTCCTCACTGCCGAGCTGGTCTTGGGTGGTCATGACCACTTGCTGCTGCAAGCTGTTAGCCGCCTCCTCTAGGTGCTTGCGCAGGTCACTGGCGCGGGTGAACCGTGGCATCAGGCACCCCTCGCTGTGATCTTGCTGGCGATCAGTGCCTTACTGCTATAGGTCGGCTCCACCGCCGTCACTCGCCAAAGAATGCCGTCGTAGGTGAGTGAGTCGGCCGTGGTCGGGAGAAAAGACAGTCCAGTAGCGCTGTGCTGAACCCATAAGGCCAGCTCGTACTGCTCGCCAACGCCGCCTTCTTCCACCCTCTTGCGATTAAGGACGCCAGCCTTGATCGCGTGGTCAGTCTCCGTTTCAACGACTGCTCCTGTGGTCGGGTCATAAGTCGCAGCCCCGTGTTGATGGAAGGTGACGCTGGTCGGGAAGACGTTGTCAATCAGCTCAACGGCAACAGGAAGGAACGTTGCGGTGATGTCCATCTCAGCTCCTCACGCGGGCAAGGATGCGGCTTGACCCAAAGCTGCCCGACAGCAGGCACTCGCCCAGCAGATCGCCGAGCCAGGGGAACTTCTGCAGCACGATCGGGTCATTGGGACCGTACCGGCTAGTAGAGCCAGATCCGCCGGGTTCGTAGAACTCTTGAACCAGATCGCCAAGCTGATTTTTCTTGACCGCACCCGTAGCAGAGGTCGACGCAGCTCCGCCGATGATTGCCGTCTTGTTTGTGTTCAGCGCCAGCGCCAGCTCAGCCGTTGCTGCCACCAGTTGAGTGGGCAGCACAGCGCAGACCACAGCAACGCAGCAATCAGTCTTGTCCGCCTTGCGTGGCCATTGGAACGCTTGCGTGTCGCTGCACTTCTCGCCCTTCCAGCAGAGCTGCTCAAGCCATTTGGTCGCCTCACCCAAGGCCAAGGTCTTCTCCAGCTCGGTCAGCGCCATCCAGCTCGCGTTGTTGAACGACGTGGCGAAGTAGGCATCCGCGTCTGCGTTTGACAGGTAGGCCGTGGCAGTTGGTAAGGCCATCAGAGGGCGAAAGAGTCAACGACAAAGCCCTGGCGTTGCCACTTCCGCCGCGTGCTGTTCGCCTGTTCGGGCAGACAGTCGATGACGGGCGGATAGGACTTGGGTTCGTGCGTCTTGGGCAACCCCTCCCGTGGGTGGAGATAAAGCCTGACCACGCCCACCATCGACCTGCCGCAGGGTTGAACGCAGTCTATTTCCGCTCACAAAAAAGGGGACCGCTCAGGTCCCCGCTCCTCCCTCAGACCCGCGCAGAGCCTCGAACAAAGCCTAGTCGGCAGAATTTGTTTGACCTGCTTTCCACCCATGCCACTCCGCAAGTCTTCCGAAACCAAGCCTGAAGAGGTCAAAGAGACCAAAGAGGTCAAGAAGGAAGCCCCAAAGACCAAGACTCCTGACCTCACCCCAGACCAGGCGATGGTCTACGCAGCACTCGGTCTGAGCGAACAGGCATAAAAAAAGGGGGGGCCATTTGCCCCCCACTGAACATTCCGACCTGAACAAGATCAGGTGACACCGCCGAAGGGGCTGTTCACGTACAGCCGCACGATGTCGAAGTTTCGCACGTCTGTGTAAATGTTCGACCAGGAGCCGGCAGTTGACAGCACGCTGTTTGCAGGGTTGTCGGTGCCACCGTAGTTAGAGCCGAAGGCGTGGTAGCCGTAGTGGTAGTCCACGGAGATCACATCCTGCTTGCTCAAGATGTTGCGGTCAGCTTCAAGACGAAGCTCCTGCTGCACACCCTCTGCAATCGCTCCCTGAGCGAGCATATAGACCGGATACTTCAGGGCGTTGCCAGTAGTAGCAGCGGCGCCATTCTTGCCTTTGATGTTGTCATCAACGATGACGCGCATCCCGGCAAAGTAAGCGATCTGATCGTTGGTTACGCCAACGCCGCCGCCACCCCAGCTGATGTTCTTGCCCGAAGACAAGGAATCAGAGCTGAAGGTCAGCATTCCTACCTGTTGCAGGTAGAAATAGCAGCTGGAGTGCATCACGATCACGGACAGGCGATCAGCACGCTCACCCAGCTTGGCCTTAGCGGCAATAGCAGACGCAGCCGACAGATAGTTCGCAGCGGTCAGTGTGCCAGGAGCAACGTCAGCGGAGACGTCGGTTTCCAGTGGCTTGAAGGCAGTGGTGAAGAGACCATCAAGCTGAGCCAGCAGAGTTGCCATCTTCAGCTTGTTGATGGCATCAGCCAGATAGTTGCGGATCTGACCCATGGGGTCAGCACCGGAACCAAGGCGGCTCAGGTCGTCAACGGCGTAAGCAAAACCACGATGAA